GATGGATCCTGAAATTGCATACCTGTACCTTGAAATTCCAATAATTGATCGCGCACTTTGACCAATTTCTCTATGTTTTCCTTTGTGTGGTCTTTCATGTACCTTGAAGCAATCATAGAGACTATACCATTTAAAGAGAATGCATGCGACGATGAAGGGTGAGCAATCATATTCCGATAATGGTCTCTTTTGGCATATTCTTCCGTAATCAAGGTGTTGATGATTGCTATAGTTCGCGGAAGCGAACAAGGATCAGTCCGTAATGTGTATGCAACCTTCCCAGCGCACGCGCTCGATAATCTTCCATAGCAATTTGTAGGGCTGTATTGTAAGATAATGTCATATAATTTGCCGTAGAGCTTATCGGGAACTCCTCGTATATAATATGGTATTTTAACATGATCCTCAAGCTCCAATGAACAACCCATTCTGTTGTAGTCACGAGCTGTCAACCAATTGTGAAAATTCACCTTTGGAAGTGCATTTGGTCTTAGCATGATTACAGAATCCCGAAGCTTATACCGAACAAGAGCTTCATGAATCTGCGGATGCATTGAACCATCAAATTTTACTAGTTCTGACATAACAAATGGTGATAGTTCAAATTGCATCATTGTCCTTGCCTGCTTCACTGTGCACTTCGCCAAGTGTGTTGTAGAAACATTATGTGTTATAACCTTTAAACCGTATGCGAAACACATAAACGCTGCCTCAGTTGCAATCATGGCCGGAATCTCCTGTAAACCTTTCATTGTTTTACCAATTCTGATAACTGTTCCAGGTTTATTTCTACCAACGCGGCCCAATCGTTGAATCCGCTCACCATATGAGATACTTGTACGTTTGTAAAGAATTGCTCTATTATCAACGTCAAGTTCAGCTGTGACTTTGAGTCCAAAATCAACGACGACATCGACATCCAATGTAACACCATTTTCAATAATGTTTGTTGCAACAATAAAGCACTTCTTTTGTGATGTGCCGTTTGTCACAATCCCTGTGGTGTTTTGCTTCATTGTTCTCCCGTCAACTTTGATAACAGAATAATGCAACTCTGTGAGTGCGTGTGAAAGCGAATCGACATCGTTGTAGCTTGCAACGTATACTAGTATATTGTTCCCGTATTTGGTTGCATCAGCATTTGACCCAGTGCCTAACTCCATCACAAATTGTTGTTGAGTTAAGCTTTCACAAACGTGAATGTCCACTGGGTGTTGTGTTGAAAATTCACACTCTCTACCAGGAGGTGTTGCTGAAACTTTTATGACCTTTCCTCGATACTCATACTCCTTGAGTAAACAATAAAATGCCATGGCTGGTGCTTCCATTATGTGACATTCATCAAAGATGACGAAGTCATAATCAGAAATCTTATCAGGGTTGTTTGCGTACATATGCAACGCGAAACCAGAGGTCATTATTGTGATCGGCGTGCAACCAAATGAACTTAGTCCTCGCATCTGCAATGTTGGACTAACATTGAACGGCGGCCCTTGCAATTGTCTACACACGTTTTCAGCTAGTGGTCGTGTTGGTTCGAGTAATAGAACTTTACCTCGTGTGCTTAGATGATATGGTAGTCCAGTAGATTTTCCTGAACCGACTGCCCCTCTAAGTAAGAATTCTTTATCAATATTCTCATGTGCGATTTCTATGCTAACGCGTGCTGCATTTTCTCTTGTGAATTCCACAAACTTGCCACCAAGTCGATAGTGGGGAACTGTTCTATTGTTGCTTATTTGGTTTGTCCACCAGTCCTCAAATGTCACATCGTTGCTGAATGTGTCTGCAGGCAAGTCTTGATTTGTGTCAAAGTCTATTGTTAGATTCTTCTCAGTGCTCAGAGTTAATGGTTCATCAACATCTACGCTTTGCTGCACTACAGGTGGTGTCAATATATTTGTGAAATTGACTGAAGGGAATGGCACATTCTGTTCTATTGTGCTTATTACTGTTCTCATCTTGTTCAAAACTTTGTAGACAGCATCACTCTTGTGTGGATCGAATATCATTGTGATCAACGTTCCGACTGCCATAGCTTGTTCAAGATTAGTTTCCAGGTTGGACTTACCTTCATGTATAACACCTGTGTGTGTTAAGTCCAATGTGGCCTCTTCCAATCTTGGGTGTGTTTGGCGTATGTATTCAATAAATTGCTCACACGTAAGATTGTCATCACGTTCCTTCATTAGACTAGCGTGTATTTTCCGGACTTCATTGATTTCAGATTCATATTCATCCTCTCTTTGTTGTTTCTTCAACTTTTTGTAATCATTCATAATGACGATTATAGTGTTTGCTATCGTAGTTAACAAACTAAGAATTATAAATATATGCATTAGTCTAAATACATCAGGTATGAACCAGTAGATTGTTTTAATTGTCTTGACGCGAGCTCGTTCTAGATTATCACAAAAACTGTGGCGGAGTTTGGTTAAAGTAGAGCTGGCTCGATCGCGACTTTTCTGCACTAAATCTGATATTAGATGCGTAGCTGATATATTGTAAACAGCGCCTAAATCTACGCTTTTTCTCACGGTTAAGAACGGTTTGTAATATTTCTTGACTTTGTACACACGCCATATTGCTGAAAATTTTCCATAATATGATAATTCTGCCCATGACTGGTTTAACTGATCTACATAACTTTTTTCCATTAGAGCATATAAGCGTTCGTCATACAAGGCATATCCCTCAGCTATTAACTCTTTATTCATTTCAGAGCGTGTTGTCATGGCTTCGAGATGTGACCAGAGGAGTCGTTTTGCCGGATCTACGTGATTAAGTCCTGTGACAGCAAGTCTCAACTGGCTGGAAGCCTTTTCAAGGATTTGCATTTGTAAAACTAACAACTCCGCTTGAGATGTCTTCTTAGCTAATGCTTCCAGTTGAGCAAAAATTGCTGCAATACCTTGGTTCTTAACAATCCAATACGTCATAGCTTGCTCAATATAGCAATTGTTATACAATGATATTAAAACCGTTGGCGACGCAACTGCCATCATTAGCAAGAAAGGTTCCTCCTCGATTATTTGTTTAATGCGTTCTGGCTTAAACATGTTCTTTGTGAGAGACTTAAGAAGGGTATTGAACGTTTGTTGTGTCAGGGTGCCTCCTACTAAATAGTCTCTCATCTCGCTTTCCATTGATTCATATTGAAATTTAATAAGCTGACCTATTGTGCTTGCTTTTAGGATGTGGAAACCAACACTTAGCGAGCCATATGAATCAATCACGTGCATTGTTTTGTTTTCATGATCCACCAGTATTGGCGGCAATTCAGCATTTTTGATTTCCGGAAACATCACGGACAATGCATAACAAGCTGTTGCGACATCCTTGAGTTTTGGCCACTTTCCAAGACGTTCCACTAATTCATCCCTTAAAAATTTCGTATAATCCTTTGCGGAATCTTCGTTCACATTGATCATTGCTGCGAGGAAAATATTGATGTAACAAAATCCGTCTCGCGCAATGTACATGCTTGGTGGTGTTGTGTTGGGCAGGTCCACTATTTTTGGATCAACAGAATTTCCGATTGTTATGTGTCCCTTAGTTGGAGGTATTATTTCAGAATATGCTGGTTTACCAAATTCAGTGGTGACACAGCAGCATGGATACACATACCCTCCGTCGATTTTGCTAATGCACGCTTTGCCTAATGGTTGTTTGTTGATTGATAGGCCCACAAATGAGTCTCTGATCTTTTGGAAATCTAGTGGTATCACTAGTTTTCCAATCGATAGCTTGCGCTGACCATTTGGATTAAAGCGTGTCACATGCTTCTCATAAGCATCGGTGGGGTCTACTGCTTCGAAGTAGTTGGCAAAGAAACGCTTTGCATGGTACTCCCTGTTTCCCCAGACGAAGTTGGCATTCTTGTCCAATTGGTTGTCGCACATCAATGCTGTGTTGATTGTGCTCTTTGGTGAGATCTTATTACGAAATGATTCAAGAGTATCCACTTTAAGTGATTCTTTCCGGTTTTTATACCATCTTGATACTTCCAGTAATGCGGCACTTGCTTTCACAGCATCATCAGGAGTTAAAGTGTTAACTCTAATGAGTGCTTCACTTATGTCCAGTATTTGTTTTGCTTGATTGTCGGTGTAGTGCCCTATAGTTTCAGCAACTTGCCAGAGTATGGGTAAGTGCGAGAATTTAGGATTACATCGTTCCTTGACGAATCGAATCATTCGCATAAGCTTCTGGTCCTTAGCAAGATACTCACGTTGTTGTTCTTCAATGCGTTGCAGGTTACTGAATAACTTTGCGCCGAATTCATCATCTGACAGTTCTAAGTCATCAATGTTACACGTTTTGCATGTGATCTTAAAGGTTGAGTGGAATAATATCTCAAGTAATGCCATTCGTTTTCCACATTCCTCAAGATTGATGGTGGGGGTGTGCTCTGTGTGTGTCGTCGAAATGTTGCGATTCTCCACGTAAGCATCTGTGTAACCTCTCCAAAAGTCATTAGCCTGCGGATCGGCATAATGCTCGATCTCGAGTAGTTTCCTACTCTCTGACAAACTATTGACTAGCTCTCCTTTCATTCTTCCTCTAACGATGAATAACTCTTCATTTTGCATGAATGTTAAGCCACTGCTACCTTTGTGAAGGCTCTGCAGCTCCTTGTTGTTCACCGTACTGTAACACTTTGCGATCGCTTCAATGGTTAGAAGCCATTCGGCGCCAACGGCAATGTCTTTCCGTTTAAACATGTTTTGTTCATGTCTTGTCTTGCAGTGTAGGAAATCCTTGCCATTGTACCGTTTGACAGTTACTTGGGTCTTTCGCTTGTGTCGCTTGCCAATCAGCTCAATCTTTAAGCCACTTCCCTTTGAAAGTTCCAGAACATCTCTGATGAGCTTACTCACAGAGATTTTTGCCAGTGACTTGTTCTTTTCCTCCTTCGCTTCTACAAAGCGTGGGTAGACCAAATGTTTTGTTGGGTTGTTGTTGCATTTTTCAACCCAAACTTGGTTACCTGCGACTTGTGGTGCTGGTGTTGCTGGTTCAACACATGCCACCTGAGCCATCCTGAGTAGCTTGCTGTTGTGGGCAAGTCTCTGTGCCTCAGTGTAGCGCTGATGTTTCGCAACAAACATCTCCATCACCCTCCTGACATCGCGGTCGCTGTTAACATCCGGTTGCCACTTGTAGGTCACGTGAGTCCATGAACCTGCCATCTCGC